AGCATACACAGGTCAACCACATCGATGGCGACCGCAGTAACAATGCCCTCAGTAATCTGGAGTGGGTAACTGCAAAGCAGAACGTCCGACACGCCTATAAAACCGGCCTGAAAACCAACGCCGGTGAAGCTAATCCTATCAGCAAACTCACTGAGGATGTGGTTGTTGCCATCTGGCGTCTTTCGTGCCAGGGGCATAAACCAGCGGCCATTATCCGCATGTTGAAACTGGACGTATGCAGAACTGCTGTATCTCGTGTAACAAACAAACGCGCTTGGACCCACGTCACTAATAATTTGGGAGTGTAACGACTATCCATATAGGAGTAAGGGGCAAGTGCCCTTGAAACGGGTAGGCCGAAAGGCAAGATTTAGTCTGAACTATGGGGTGACCCATAGAGGCTGAGTAACGACCAGCCGCAACATATTTTGAACAGCCGAGGAGAACCGTCTGAGAGCACGCTCCCTGGAGCAGGCCCATGGTGGTGTTTACAGCTCCCTCGCCGTCACGATGCAGAAGCCCTACGCTAAACTCCTCCTTGGTGAGATGAACGTCAAGGGCCTGGAGAGCGCCGGGGTGAAAATGGAAATCACAACCGGACTCGACGCCCTCAGCCGAGGGAACGAGAACGACAGAATCAATCATTGGCTGGCCGACTTGTCCCAAGCCAACAATATCCCGCAACACCTCTTACCGTACTTCAAGACCACAGACTTCCTGACCACGACCGCCGCAGGGCGTGACGTTGATCACAGCAAGATCTTGAAGACCGATGAGGAGGTTCAGGCCGAGATGGCTCAGCAGCAAGAGCAACAGGCCCAGAACATGGCGGGTGAGGCTATGGTCAAGAACGCAGACGCCGAGGATATTGCTGCAGGAATGCAGCGGTAAGGGGTGAATTATGGCAGTAGGATCACGCTTCATGGACCCGGAAACCCAGGCCGCTATCGCCGCCCAAAGTGGTGGCGCACAGCAGCCGACCGAGCCCGCCGTAAAAGATAACCAAGATGGGGAACCAGACGCCAAGGCACAGGACCAAGTCACACAGACCCCCGGTGCCTCCGAGCCGCCTGCCTCTGCCGATAATGGCACGCAGGAACCAGCGCAGAGCGATGGCGTTGACCTCAATATGGATAACAAACCGGACCCAGACCAGGCGCTAAAAGACGCAGGCTTCGATCCCGAGGCCATTGGTAAGGAGTACGGTGAGAACGGCGGTAAACTGACTGAAGAGACCGAGAAGGCTTTAAGAGACAAGTTCGGCGACGAGACCGTAGACGCTGGCTTGCAAGACCTCAAAGAGCGTTGGGATGCCAGCGCCGATGAGAGGGCCGAGAAGGTTAAGGAAGCCAAGGGCAAAGTTGATGAGATGAACAACTACATCTTCGAGACGCTTGCCGATGGTGATGCCGAGAAGGGTAAGGAGAACCTCCAGATCCTCTCGACATGGTGTCAGGATAACATGGATAAGGCCGAGTTGGCCGCAATCAATACCCTCCTGCGATCCGGTGACAAAGCAGTCGTCAAGCAGGGGCTCACCCAGGCTGTAAGCGCCTGGAGGAAAGGAACCGAAAAGCCCATGATGAATGGTGATGCAGCGCCTACCAGCAAAGAACCCACGAAGCCCACCCTGGAACCCATCAGCCGGGACCAGTACGTGGCCATCGTTGGAACAGAAAAATACAACAACGACGCGGAATACGCGGCCAAGATCGATGAACGCCGCCGCGCTACCATGAAGCAGGAGACCCATCTATTCCTGCCGGAGTACAGCGCAAGCCGCCCGCCCGTTCGCTAAAAACTTTGTATGATCTGGGGAGATCATAACCTATAAGTGTTTGAAAGGATTTACAATGGCAGCTCAGGATATCAGTGCAAATTTGACTCACCCGGCCCAGGCTAACCTTGCTGGCGCCCTGGATGCGTTGATGATCGAGAAGTTCGACGGTCGTGTTCACATGCACGAGCAGAAAGTCTCCATCACCGACGGCGTCTTCGACATGGTGCCCTTGGTCGGTACCGACACCATGAGCAACGCTGCGATGGGTGATCCCACCTTGCAGGCGGTTGTCGCCGGTGTTGAGCCCCTCGGTAAAGAGATCGAGGTTGGTTCGCAGATCGTCCAGGTGAAAACCCCGATCCTGGCCCGCGTCGTCGTGGCGATGTTGGCCCAGGTGCAGGACCGTTTGGCCGTCAAAAGCCGGACCCCCTTGAACTTCGCCCGCAAGATCGCCAAGATCAAAGATGAGCTTCTGCTCCTCCAGTGCGTGAAATCGGCTATGAAAGCCACCGGCGCTGGTGATGTCTCCGACATGCCTGCCGGTACCAACCATGAGTTGGCCGCAGCCGACGATGAGACCGACGCTACCAAACTGGAAGCCGGTGTCATGGTTCTCGCCCAGACCTTGGCCGAGAAAGAGGTCGATCTGATGGACGGCAAGTGCTACGTCGCTCCCGAGCAGTACTTCACCCTGCTCAAGAACGACAAACTGACCGACGCCGACTTCTCCAAAGACAACGGCAACTATGCCCAGGCCGCAGTCGCCGCCTCCAGCGGTATGCCCCTGGTCATGACCAACCGCCTGTCTCAGACCGCCGATGACGGCAGCGTGTCCGGCTCCAACGCCAACATCATGGGCGCGTCCTACCTCACCACGGACGAAGAGTCCGACGCCGTCGCCCTGTTCGCTATGGGCGAAAGCATCATGGTTGCTCAGAGCATTCCTCTGACCTCCGATGTGTATTGGGACAAACGTCTCCTGACCTGGTTCATCGACAGCTACCTGGCTTTCGGTGCCGCTCCGGATCGTCCCGACAAGACCGCTGTGCTGCGTAAGTATCGCGCATAGTAGCGGCTGATTTGTCACCCCTGGCCCCGCTGGTTAACCCCGGCGGGGCTTTTTTAGACCCCACTATTAACAATTGTTAACATTCGGAGGCGATATGTCGACAGAATTAGATGCAGTCAACCTGCTTTTGGTGGCCAAAAATATCGTGCCCATCATTGACTTGGAGAGTGGCCACCCAGACGTACAAGCAGCGCGTCAGCTTTTGGCCCGCCACAGCCGAAGCGTTCAGAGTCAGAAATGGTGGTTTAATGTAGAGCCCGTCGAGACCGTGGCCTTGGATATCAATGGTCATGCGAAAGTCCCAGGGAACGTCATTGGTATTGACAGCGCCGGTTCCCTTATTGTCATGGACGGGAAGCTCTACGACACGGACGAAAGAACCAACGTATTCACCGAGGCGCCGGAGGATATCTATTACATCTACCTGCGGACCTGGACCAACCTGCCGCAGACAGCTTTTGATTATATCGTGGCCATGGCCAAGGAGGAGTTTATCAGACCTCTGAGGGATCAACTTCTCACAAATGGCGCACGTGCGGATATTCAGGACTGCTACAATAAACTCAAGGCCGTTGACTTCAGGATGAAGGATGTCGGAAAGGCTTCCGCAAATCCATTGTTCGTCAAGTGGCAACAGAAAATGATTCAGAGGTAATTATGACATTATACTCAGGACAGATCACACAGATGTTGCAAGGCGTATCGCAGCAGGCCGAGAAAGATCGCGCCGAGGGCCAGATCGCCGCCCAGACAAACTGCATCTCTGATATCGTTCAGGGACTTCGCAGGCGTCCTGGGTTTCAGGTACTCGCGGAACTCGATGACATCACCACCGACTTCACCCTCAATGATAAAACCGCTGTCTATTCCTACGCCAGAGGCGATGGTACTGAAGAGTACATCATCTTGAGCGACACCAGCGGACGGGTTAAGGTCATTGATGCCCTGACTGGCAACGAGGAGACCGTAACTTACGACGACGCTACTCCGAATAAAGCCTACCTGACCAGCTCAGATCCCTCGAAATACCTGCGCTTTCACACCATCGCCGATACTACATTTGTCCTTAAGACCACCCGAAAAGTCCGTATGGATAGCCCGACCAGCCCGACACAGGCCTCTGAATACGTGGCCTATTGTCAGCAAGCCAACTATGGACACACCTATCAAATCTGGATCAATGGTAGTAAGAAGGCAGAGTGTACCACGGCATCCAGTGTCACGATCACCAGCACCACCCAAAACAAAGCCACGACCCTAAGCACCGTCGATGTTATGAACGCTTTGGTCAGCGGCACAGCCACTTCCCTGATCACTCCGGTCTCGGACCTAAGCACGACGCTGTCTTCATGGACTATCGATCAACAGTCCGACGTCGTCTATCTCAAAGATCCAGGCGACAATGGTTACCAGGCCAAGGCCGATGACGGCAACCACGGCAACGACCTCAAGATCATCACCAACGCCGTCAAGAGCTTCGAGGATCTCCCGAAGTACGCCCCGGAGGGTTATCCAATCGAGGTCAAAGGCACCGGCGACGAGGTGTTCGACAACTTCTGGGTCAAATGGGAACCCGCCAGCGGTAGCGCCACTCATTGGGGCGGCGATGGAAGTTGGCAGGAGTGCATCGCTCCGGGTCTCGAAACCTCCCTGGATGCCGACACCATGCCCCTGACTATTGTCAGAGATGAGTCAGGTGATTTTGAAGTCACGGCCGTTGATTGGGTAGACAGGGCGGCCGGAGATGACAGCACCAACCCCTTGCCGTCATTCGTTGACACTACGGTCCAGGATATCGGCTCCTTCCAGAACCGGCTGTTCTTCCTTACCGGGGAGAACGTGGTCATGACCAGGGCATTCGATAGGCTTGCGTGGTTCGCGGAATCAGTAGCAGCCCCGGCCGAGGACGATCCCATCGATTCAGCAAGTTCTGATAACCAGGTTACCAATCTGCTGTACTCGCTGATCTTCAACGGTTCGTTGGTGGTCTTCAGCCATAACAGCCAGTTCATTCACCCGAAGGATTTGCCGGTGAAGCCAGCGGACTTCGCCGTGGCCAGCAACACGCAATATAACGTGAGTCCGAGTGTACGGCCCGTAGCCACCGGGAATAACATCATCTTTCCGACCGAGTTCGGCCAGTATACGAATGTCTGGGAGTACAACCTGGACACCCTGACCGGTAATCCGGAGTGCGAACAGAACACCAAACACGTGCCGCGTTATATCTCAGGAAATCCAATTGAGCTGATTGCCAACACGACCACCGATTATGTATTCATGCGGACTGACGAGGATTCTAATGTCATTTACGTTCTCCAGTTCTATTACAAGAACAAAGAACGCCAGCAGTTGGCATGGCACAAATGGAACCTCCCGAACGTCGATACCATCTACGGAATGACGTTATTGGGCCAGAAGCTCTATGTCATCGTTGAGAGAGACGGCTCATACTTTCTGGAATTCGTAGACCTCAGCCTCCCGACTACCGGAGACTCACAGTTCGAGTATTTTCTCGATCACTACCAGGCCAGAACAGTAGCGAGTGGGTCGTGGGATTTGGGCGGTCGTACTTGGAATGCACGAGTTGGGCGCGTCGGCGATGTAGTCGGCGCAGATGTTTACATCCAAGGCGACGGCAGCACAAACGAGGGCTTTCCGGTAACAGATTATCTTCAGACCGCCAGCTATGTGTATATGAATCAACCGGCTAATGCAGAAATCATCCTCGGTCAGCGCTTTACAAGCGACGGAGAGATTACGAAGCCCTACGTCAGGGATTCAAATGGCCGACCCTACACCAAGCCAACGATCATGGAGGACGTAACCTATACCGTCGAGCAAACCGGCTATGTTGAATTTACAATTGGCCATGCGGCGGGGGTAGACTACACCGAGACCTTCAATGGTATGAATCTCAATCACTGGCAGTTTAAGCTTGGTGAGGCCTCACTACTGGATACAGATATCACTGTCCCTATCCGGGACCATCGAGAACTTGTAACGCTCGGCTTCTCCTCCGACTCCCACCTGGGCTTCAGACTGATGTCCATGGATTGGTTGGTTGATATGCAGACCCGAGGAAGGAGATCACAATAATGGCAAACTATTGGAGCCTTATTGCCTCTGGCGTCGCCAGGGGCATTGGGATGTATCAAGAGTACCAGGAAGCCAAGAATCAGCGAAAAGCCTGGGAACGTCAGCTTAAGGTCAACAAACAACTGGCAGCAGAATCCCTGGCCATGACCTACAACAGCATCAACGCAATGTCAGTCGAAGCCAACCAGCGGGCAAAGCGGGAGGCCCTGGAGATCGCAGTTCGGGGTCGCCAGGCCGAGGGCCAGCTCGTAGCCCAAGCAGCCGCCACCGGTGCCGCAGGAAAGCGCGTTGACCTCGCCCGGAACCTGGCGGTGAAGGGTGGGACAGAGAAAGCCATGACCATGCTGGAGATCGATGCGAAGCGTCAGCAGGACGCCCTGATCGCCCAGGCCGACGCCGCTGAGCGTCAGATGGTCAACCGACTGATCAGCAACACGCCGGATCTCCCGGCACCCTGGGACCCTGCGTCCAGCCTACTTGAGAACGCTGCCGGATATCTGAAAGATTACAGCACATGGAAGGCGCGTAAAGACAAGGAGGAAGCAGGGGTACAATTAGGAGTCACCCGCTAAGGAGGCCAAATGGCTTTTGATTTGATTAAGTATGAACCAGGTCGTGCTCCTGGCACCAGGGGCGGTAGCAGCCGTATGAGGCAGGCAAACGCCTTGACGGCGCTGGCTGAGTCCGTAGGGGCCAGCATCCATCAAAATAACCTGACAGCTATCCGCGAAAGCCAGATGGCTGCACAGAACGACATCATTCGGGGAGAGATCGATCCCGAGCGCCAAACGAACGACGCCAGCTACGCAGCTACGATTCTGCGGAATGATATGCAGAAGGACTTCCAAGGCCTTACGGCTGAGTTGGAGAACCCGCAGAGTGCTCACGCCAATATGGACCCCGTTGAGTACGAAAAGATGCTGCAAGAGCAGTCTAAGCGATTCTATAAGAACAACAAAGGGCCACATGCTGAGAGCCTATCCGAGATGTATAGCCGGTATCATATGGCGAACCAACCCGGGTTGATCGCGGCCCAGGCCAAGATCTACAAAGACAACATGAAGGTCAAGCAGGGAATCGCAGCCACCGAGGCGCTGACAGGCCTACCGGTATCCAAAGATATCCAGGCATTCAAGGCCAACACCGGCGCCCTATTCGCAGAGATGCTGCCGCCTGATCGATTTAGTTCCCAGGAGCGGCTTAACATCGGCATGGCTGCTGCCACCGCCGCCGCCGGAAATGGCGACCGTCGATTGCTGGACTACATGAAGACCCACTACGATGCCGAGGTCTTTGCGGCCAGTGGCGTCGCTACGGCCGAGAGTATGCACAAAAAGTACATGCAGCGCAGCCAGGACAACGCATACGGCGAGGCTAGAATCAACTACGAGAACCAGGCTCTTGAAGGCACCTTTACCGACAAGACTTGGAACGACTTGATGAGAGACCAAGAGGCTGTACGCCGGTGGGGCGCCAGCACTATCAACCGTTGGCGGCTGGATTCTCGTAAGAATCACCGTAAGGAAAAGACCCTCGGCGACGCTGTATTCGCCATCCGGAATAAACGTCCTGTTATCGGACTGAAACCGGAAGAGTACCAGGCAGCAGACGATGCGGTACTTGAAGGCATCATGCAGCAGCACGCGGGCAACCCCGCCATCGCCTGGGGTCATTATTGGAACCTCCGGACCCATCAGGGAGAGTTCGTCAATAAGCGCCTGAAGACCATGGCCCAGAGCTATATGAACGCTGGCCGCTGGACTACTGAGGCCGTCAAGGACCCTCAGTTCGAGCAGGCATTCACCGCCATGAGCATCGCTCAAGAGCAGCTTACCCCGCAACAGTTCACTGACCAGTTCGGCAAAGATGCCGCTGAGAACTTTATGGTATTAGAGCAGTATGTCAATGCTGCCGGTGGTGATTTCGAGAAAGCCCTGATCGATTACAAGGAGGCCCAGAGCCTTAAGAAGGATATCAAGATCGGTGTCCCGAAGCTGAGTTTGGAGGAGCAGGCTGAAATCGACGGCTTCGTAGAGGAGTTGATCGAGGGTACCGCTGATGGCTCAGATCCCAATGTCAAGAACAAGTGGGGCTGGATTCCGTTTGTCGATGACACCAAAAGCCAGAATGCCATGTTTACCCAAGAGCTTAAGGCTGAGTACAATAAAGCCATGACTCGTTTGGTAACCGAAAAGGGGATGGACGTTAACGTGGCCGCGAAGGCTGCTCAAGCTGAGATCGCCAGCCGCTTCCGGTGGTTTGGGAACGAGTGGCATAATACCGAAGGCGTGCCGATGTGGCAGCACCTTGGCTTCAATAAGGCCGTTGGAAACGACGACATGCAGAAAGCCTTTGAGCTGTTTGCCGCTGAGGTCGGTCTCAACCACGAAGAAGCGCATGTCCAGCTTCGAGGCAATGAGATCTGGGTCACGGATAACGAAGGCACCCGTATCGGCGTCCCGGTACCTAAAGCCACAATCGGCTCCCTTTGGACCGAGCATACTCGCCAGGCCCAGGAGGACAACGACGACGGCGACCTTACGGTCAGGAATAGCTATACAGAAGCCGTGATGCAGGCAAGCATCAGAAATGCCAATGATCCTGTGCTGAAATCCGGCGTCACCCTCAAGCAGTTCCAAGAGGCCGGTGAGGACCAACGCCTTGTTTGGAGGAACCAGTTCTGGGCCGAGCGAACGGAGTTCCGCAGACGCCTAATGAAACCCATCGTTGAGTTCTTCAAGCAGGCCCGGAGCAATGCCGCAGAGCTTGCGGAATACGGGCATCTCCTGGATCAGCCCCGCCCCTATTTCACTGAGGCTGAGAAGAAGCAGCTTCAGCGGGATTACCAGGGCGTAGGCATCAAAGATATCACAGACCCAACCCCACGCCAACAGCAACAGCAGCAACAGCAGCAGGAGACGCAGAACACCAAGACCCCTGCAGCAAAGCAGTTGATGCGTCATGAAGGCTTCCGGGGCAAGCCCTACAAGGATACTGAAGGAGTTTTGACCATCGGTTATGGTCGTAACTTAGAAGCCAATCCACTTACACCTGAGGAGGAAGATCGCCTGGGTGTCGGTAGGGATTTCAATAAACAACCGCTAACGAAGGAAGAGGCTGAATACCTCTTTGCCAATGACCTGCGCCAGGCCACAGGCGAAGCGCAGACCCACTACAAAGCTATCTGGAACAATCTCTCACAGGCCCGCCAAGACGTCTTGGTCAACATGACGTTTAACCTGGGCATCGGGAAGCTCTCCAATTTCGTGAAAATGGAGCAGGCCCTAATCGACCAGGACTACGACAAGGCCGCTGATGAGATGGTGGACAGCAAGTGGTATCGTCAGGTAAAGAGCCGAGGCAAAGAACTCGTGGCACAAATGAGAAAAGGATAATCAATGGTTGACTTCCTGGACTATGGAACGAGACCGAAGGGTACGGCAACCCCCGTGGACATCGATCCTCGGGGGAAGTCCTCCCTGGAAGCCCTTGAGGCCGTGCGGCAGGAGAAGGAGCGCCGTCGATCTCAGGAGGAGGCCATGGAGGAATTAGCTCGTGAGAAGGACTTCAGCCTGGTCGGCTATACCAGTCGCGCCATTTCACAGGAGTCCATTGCCGGTAACCTGTTCGGTATGGCCGAGGACTTCGTCCAAGAGTATGACCCAGAATTTGATCCATCACCTTACATTCAAGAGGACTGGCCTGAGTGGCGGAAGGACGCCGTCATGGAGGCCAAGAACGAGGCACATGTAGATGTCCTCGTCAATCGAACCGAAGAACAATACCTCTACGACCTCGAAGGCCAATACCACGGTGGTATGGCTATGGTCGCGCAGGTAGGCGCCGCCTTTCTAAACCCAGAGACCTACGTCCTGGGAATCGGTGAAGCCGCCGCCCTGACCAAAATGGGTGTATCCGGGGCCAGACGTATCGCCTCAGGTGCCGCCATCGGTGCCCTGGGCAACGTCGCTCAGGAAGCCGCTATTATCGCAAACAACAAGTCTCGGGACGAGTTGGGACTACTATATGCCGCTGGTTTTGGTGCAGGTTTCGGTGCCGTCGGTGGTTTATTCCCAGATCTCAAAGGCCAGCGCCACATCCAAGATACCGAAAGGACCCTGGGTGCGGATCTCAGTAGCGCCTTTAAGAATGACATGAACGTGGCCACCGGGGATATCCAGGTGCCTAAGACGGTCATTCATCGTAGCCCGGATGCCCAGGCCTGGGAGGACGCCGTCAATGCAGGCACCGCCGCTATCGATCCTGGAACCGGTAAGTACGTGGTTACATTAGGGGATACTGCTGCCGAATACGACAGCAAAGCCCTCGCCGCCGCTGCCATTAAACTCCGTGACAAAAAGGTCGATGTGACCCCGGAGGCCGTGGCCGCGCAGGTGGATCTCGATTACGGAGACCTGACAGCCCAATACGCCAGAGACGTCAAGAAGCGTAAAGGCGGGTGGTGGTCAAGTATCACGCTGGAGGGCCTATCCTCCGACAACCCCTGGACCCGCAAGCTGCACAGTATCTTGGTTGAGGATGCCAGTGGCACCGGGGGCAAGCAGGTCGCTACGCACTCAGCCGCCCTAAAGGCGCACAAGAATGCCTACCAGCTTCGAAGCCTCTGGCACGTGGCTAGGACCAATGGTCTCCGCGAGTGGGGCCGGGAGCAGGGCCAGCAGGGCCTTAAGCGCTGGCTTCCCTGGGATACCAGTGCCGTCGATTCCTTTGATGACGCCGTGATCCGTGAGATGGGTTTCCGTCGTAATCCCAAGAGCAAGCCCAGAGGCTTCGAGTCTCCGAAATCTGTTCGGGATGCTGCGGACGCCTACGAAAACTTTCAGACTGCCCGCTTCAGTATGCTTAAGGATTCTGGGGTGCGAGGCTACGCTGACATCGATCCGGACCCGCTGCATATCCCACATCGTTGGGACGGCATCGCCTTAACACGGGCCTCTCAGCAGCACTCAAAGGGATTTGTCATTAAGCTGCTCCAGAAAGCCATCCTCAATGGCGGGGAGTTCGACCGGGCGCACAAGTACGCGAAGCTTGGCGACCGCCTAGATGACGCCTTCAAGGAGCGCACAGCCTTCCATATGGCCAACGCCATTTATAATCGTTTCACCCGCCGACCCGACACCGTTAACATGGCTCGGGCTGGCTACCTCACGCGCAGAGACCTCACGGAACTCCAGAGACGGGCCGAGGCCTTGATCGAGAATCCTGAGGACCTCAAGCACCTCATGGCCGCGACTGACCCGAAGGACAGCCGTCTGGCCAACGATACGCTCAGCCAGATCGACATGGACATCAACTTTGAGGTCGAGGGCGTAGCCGTCCGCGACTTTCTCGATACCAACCTCGGGTCCTCTATGGATACAGAGATCCGGCGCACCGCTGGCAAGGCCGCAATGGCTGACGCTGGCTTTGCCGACCAGTCGGACTTCTTGGAGTTCTGTGAGAATGCCGGTCGCTGGAGTCGGGAGAATACTAAGCTGAACCAGCGGGAGCTGGAGAAGCTGAACGAGAAAAATCAGAAGCTCTGGAACTTACTCATGGGTGAGAACCTTGAGCGCCAAGCCGACGCTGCTCTGGCGAACACCGCCCGTGGCTTCCGGAAGGCCGCTACCCTGGTGAGCCTGAACCAAGTAGGATTCGCCCAGGCAGCCGAAATGGGCAGACTGACCGGTGCCATTGGTATCCGTGGTATGCTCAAGCAGGTCCCGGAGTTCCGTAACATGCTCCGCAATATGAGGCGTGGGACCTTCAAGGACCCGATGCTCAACGACATCGAAGCGGCCTTTGAGGTCCGCATCGGCGACAACGAGATCCTGAACCACCCGGCCCTCCTGGCTGAGAGTGGTGGTCTTGGAATCACCAAGGACGAGAGCAAACGTTTCTTGAACCACATGGATACCGTGGCGAATAAAGCGCTGCACGTTCAAGGCTACATCAACGGCATGAACTACATGATGAAACTCCAGCACAGGATGCACGCCAGAGGCTTCTTCATGCGGCTGGCTGACGACCTCACTGCAGGTAAGCCGATCCCTGAGCGCCGCGCTCGTCGGTACGCCGACATCGGTCTGAGCCAGGAGGATCTGCGACTTGCTAAGGCCGAGGTAGACGTTAAGTCGGAGTTTACAACCGGATGGTTCGGGCAGAACCGCTTGCAGAATATGAACCTCGTGCAGTTCGACCCCGGAATTCGGGAGAAGCTGGCCCTGGCCTTTCACAAGAACCAGTCGCAGGCGATCCAACGCAACCTGGGTGGTGAGACTGCCTGGTGGATGGAGAACTCCCTTGGGAAGCTCTTAAGCCAATTCCGGTCCTTTCCGTTGGTGGCTATCGAGAAACAAACCCTCCATGACCTCAAGCATTTGGATGTTGAGGCCTTGGTTACAGCAGGCGCCTCTATGGGCTTCGCGGCCCTCGCCTACTCGGCCAAGACATATGCCAATAGCTTCGGGCTTCCAAGCAAGAAGCGTAAGCAGTATCTAAAGAATCGCCTGAGCCCCGAGAAGGTAGCGGCCGGTGCAGCCTCCTGGGCTGGCCAGCTCTCCATCGCTCCGGACATCATGTCCACCGCCGGGGATTTTGGCATTGACAACCCGTTTGCCTGGACGCACCAGAAGGGGATGGCCTACCGCCGTCACCATCGGGAGCAGGGCCTCGACCTAAGCGCTATCGGCGCCGTCGGGGGTATGGCTGACGCAGCATATCGCCTGGCCACCGGAGTCGGGCAGTCGGTCATGAATGGGGAGATGCTTCGAGACTCTACCCTGAGGCAGGCAACCAGAATCGCACCTTTCGGAAACTCAATCCCGTTCAAGATCGGGGCAAACGCATTTCTAAATAAATAGGAGGCCTTATGGCTACAGCTTTATCCTATATCACTTACAATATCCCTGGTGATGCACCAGTAGGAACCACGGAGTTCGATCTGATCTTCGAGGGTCCGAGCCCTGGCTATCTGTCCAGGGACCACATCTATCTGAGAGTTAACGACCTCCCGGTTGACGTCGGTGGAGGTTATGGGGTTGATGGCTTTACCTGGGTCACCGACACCCGTGTATCATTAAAGAACTATTCGCCAGTTGATGGTGATAAAATCGAGTTCCGCAGGACCATGCCGAAGGACGATATCTATGTAGACTTCGTAGACCGTGCAGGCATCACAGAGAAGATGCTCGACGATCAAAGTCTTGCTACCCTCTATATCGTGCATGAAGTGCAGGATGGTGTAGCCACTGGTGTAGAGGCTGCCGTAGACCTGGCCAGAAGCTACGCCAATGCGGCCGAGGACTATGAGGTCGAGCCAGGTAATTACAGCTCATACCACTGGTCTGAGAAATCCAAGGCCTGGACAGCAGCCGCTCAATCAGCAGCCAGCGACGCAGAAACCAGCGAAACCAATGCAGCAGCATCCGAAGACTTGGCCGAGAAATGGGCTGATGAGGAGGAGGATGTTGAGGTTGTTGCCGGAGCGTACTCAGCCAAGCATCACGCTACGAAAGCGATTGCAAGCTCCGACCTCGCTGAGGATTGGTCGAGCGAAGCCGAGGACGTAGTAGTTGAGGGTGGTAAATACAGCGCCTATCATTGGGCTCAGAAAGCCGCCAGCAACAGCCGAAGCGTTACGGTCCACCGGCACACTGAACAGTCTACCTCCGGGCAGACAACCGTTACCCCAGGCTTCACTATGGACACGGTCAAGCCGAACGTTGCTGTCTTCCTTGACGGCATCAAACAGGCATATGATTCTGATGTTCCGGCCAATGGCGACTTCACGTTCACCAGCACAGTAGTCACATTCACCACGGCTCTACCCGCCGACGATATCACGATTCTCGTTGAATCCCAGGATGTCAGTGGTGTGACTGAGGCTCCGGCGTTTGCCGATGAGGCCGGTGATCTCATCTCATTGAAGACGCCACTCAACTATACCCTGGATACCGGCGAACCGAAAGCCATTAACCAGCACCTCAGTGGAATCGATTCCGCTCTGGTGACCCTGGCCCCAGGCATTCAGAATTATTTCGTCAATGGTGATTTCCGTATCGCTCAGCGCGGCACCAGCGCTACCGGCATCGGCGGGTCGCAGGAATACGTCATGGACATGACAGCCGCCTATACCCTGACTGGTGATATTGATCTGTCCAGAGAAGCCGCCCCGGCAGGTCTGCTGGCTCTGAAGCCAGGTGTCGAATACATGGCCAGGATGGTAATCAACACCGCAGGAGGATTTAACGTCCTACGCTGCTTCATCGAGGATGCTTCAAACCTCAACGGCGCCGTCTGTACGGTAAGCTTCTTTTATCGCGCCACCGCTGGCACCGACGCCAAATTCCAGATCGTGCAGGACTTTGGATCTGGCGGCTCAGGGGATGTCGACGCAATCGATGTCACGCTGAATGACGATGGCGACTGGCACTATTACAACAACACCTTCACGATGCCCTCAACGTCTGGTAAGAGCTTCGGAACCAAGCACCATCTGAAAGGGGAATGGTACACGCTCAGCAATACCGGAACCATCGAGATCGCTGAGGTTAAGCTTGAGCCGGGTGATGTGGCTACGGATCTCGGACGTATCCCTTCCTGGGATGCTCTGAAGAAGTGCGAACGCTATTACCAAGAGTTCAGCTCGTCCACAGGACCAAGCTGGAACGGACAGTGCGTCAATACCAATCAGTACGAGCTGCCGATCCAGTTTCCGACAAAAATGGCCGATGGTACTTCAGTGGTTATCACCGATCTGACCATCGTGGATGATTCTGGTGGAACCCCTGGCTTCAACGTGTCTACGGCTACCGCCCAGAGTATGCTCACCGGCACCGGCTTCTTGGCTAAATGTACCGCCCAGAACAGTTTTGACTTCAGCCGTTTCAGAGTCACTGACTGGACTGCCAAAGTTGAATACTAAGGAGGATATATGACTACATTAGTAAGTCCGAAAATGATCGACTTCGATCAGGATCATGACGCCGGATTCCGAAATCTTCTGATCAACGGTGATTGCCGTATTGATCAGATCAGCGGTGGAAATTCTATTACTGGTTGGACAAACGCCGGTGGAGTGAAATACGTAGCTGATCGGTGGAGTTGGGCCGAGATTGGTGCTCCGTCTGCGGTGATGACCCTGACCCAAAGTGCCCACCACCCAAGAGGCACAAATCGAGGTTACTCTATCCTGAATACAGTGACAACGGCCCAGGCAAGTGCTGGCGCCGATGATTTGGTCCGTGTGCGCCAGCGGTTGGAAGGTAGCCAGGTCCAGCACATTGGTTTCGGGACAGCCTCAGCGCAACCCCTGACACTGTCGTTCTGGGTAAAGGCCACCAAGACGGGAACATACTCAGTTCGAGTTTATCGACCCGACGGCACTAAGACGTTTCTGTCCGAGTATACAGTTAATACGACAGATACCTGGGAACGTAAAGTCGTGCATATTCCCGCAGATACAAGCGATGTGGTAGTGAATGATAATTCCGAAGGACTGCGGATTGCGTTTCCATTAATGGCCGGGAGCAATAGAACCGGCTCCACCCTGGATTCCTGGTTTACAAGCAGCAGCGTGTTTGCCAGCTCTAATCAGGTAAACGCTCTCGATACTGTCTCTAATAACTGGAGAATCACGGACGCCCAGCTTGAGATCGGACCCTACGATACCGCATTTGAGTGGCGACCGTTAACCACTGAGCTGGATTTGTGCAGGCGGTATTACCAGAAATCCTATTTACCGGCTGACATCGCCGGGGATACCGGGACTCTCACTTCAGCTATGGGATTTATCCCGTCTGGTACTCGTACAGGCCAACCTAATTCGGGTTTTATGTTCAATCCGATAATGCGGGATACTCCTACGCTAACCGTATACTCACCGGATACCGGCACTGCGGACAGAGCCTACGATTATAATACCGACGCAGACGTCACCCTCAGTTCGACCGTTGAGTCTGCTGTTGGATGTCGAGAACTGACATCGAGTGGTTGGACTGCCAATACCCGATGCTACTATCACTGGGTTGCTGACGCGGAATTCAGCTAACAGTTAATCTGGGGCGCCTTCGGGCGCCTCATCGGAGATATAAATGAATAACACATTACAATCAATTTGGGCCTACACCGGCGCTGTGCTTGTCTGGTGCTTTGATCACTGGAGTGGCTTTGCCGCCCTAACACTGTTTGGACTCCAGGCAGTGTACCAGATCTATCGTATCAGAATCATTAAGCGTGAGTGTGAGGAAAAGGAGAGCCGAGATGAGCAAGAACGCCGCATCTGAGGAACTCATGGGCCTACTGCATGAGCTGGCTGCGACCAAGCTGCTGGAACAGCTTAAAGGCCAGCCGCAGTTCGATAACCCAGAGGACCCGATGGAGATTACCGGATACTATGTCGATCCCCGGTACATCACCGCCGCGATCACCTTCCTGAACAACAACAAAGTCACAATGACGCCATTCATTGAGGAAAAGGCCTCGGAGATTCAAGAGGCCCTCGCAGCCAAGAGAACCCGATTCAAAGTGGTTGCCAGCGACGCTGCGGCCCAGGCTGCTGCGAATGAGTAGGCGGGATTGGGGCCTGTAAGATTCTGAAATTACAGGCTCCTATTTATCCCTTGCTTTAAGAAGGGGATGAAAAGATATGTATATATGGTTAACCTTAGGGTTAGCCACTACTTTAAGGGGTGTTACTTATGGCATTAGAATCACCAGAAGCCCAACTTAAACGTTGGTCAGACCTTGAGGCCTTGCAGGAACATTACTCAGACTTCAGGGATTTCTATTATGACTGTTCCGTAGACCTGCTTGGCTTTGTGCCCACCGAACAACAGCTTGATATTGCTAACTATATTTCTAAGGGTCCCTTCTATTTAATGGTCCAGGCACAGCGCGGTGAGGCTAAGACCACGATCACCGGCTGCTTTGCCGTCTACCAATTAATTCATCAGCCCCGCACCCGTGTCCTGATTGTCTCAGCCGGTACGCCACTGGCTAAGGAGATCTCGACCTGGTGCATCCAGATCATTAATGGAATGGAGGTGCTTGAGTGCCTGCGTGTCGATACCAGCCACGATGGCGCCAGAAACTCCGTCGAGGCCTACGACGTTCACCACACGCTCAAAGGGCCGGACAAGTCGCCAAGCATCGCCTGTGTCGGTATTACGTCGAACTTACAGGGACGCCGCGCCGACTTGCTCATTGCGGACGATATCGAGTCAACCAAGAACTCAAAGACCGCCTTGATGCGGGAGCAACTCCAACACCTTACCAAGGACTTCACCTCCATCAACCAGAAAGGTCGTATCATCTACCTGGGTACGCCCCAGAGTACCGAGTCAGTCTATAACGATCTGCCAGCTCGTGGCTTCTCGGTGAGGATCTGGCCAGGTAGGTATCCGACTGAGGAGGAGGAGCAGAACTACGGGGAGCACCTGGCCCCACTGATCAAAACCGCTATGGTGGCCGACCCCTCTCTTAGAGAAGGGGGCGGGCCACTTGGGGATAGGGGCAAGCCAACCGACCCGGGAATGATGTCGGAGGTTCAGTTGACCAAGAAAGAGGTCGACCAGGGCAAGCCTTACTTTAATCTCCAGCATATGCTTGACACCGCGCTTACTGACGCGGATCGATACCCACTCAGGCTGAGTGATTTTCTGTTCTATAGCTTTAATAATGAGGACGCGCCCGAGAAGTTTTCCTGGGCTGCCGATCCTACTTACCAGATCAACCATGCCGTAGGCTCACCCGTCAAGACGGTGCCGATCTATCGACCAGCTAAAACGTCCGAAACATTTCTCCCCTGGACATACAAAGTGCTGGCCGTTGATCCCGCTGGTGGAGGCCAGAACGGCGATGAAACTGGAGTAGCGGTCTGCTATGGGAACTCATGTGGATGGATCGCCGGAATGTATGTCGGCGGTGTTCCCGGAGGCACGACTCAAGGAAAGTTGGATCAGATCATTAACCTCGCTATCAAGTGGGAATGTCATGACATCATCGTAGAGAAGAACTACGGTGGTGACGCTTGGCCGAACGCCATTACTCGAACGGCTTTTGATAAGGAATGGCCGGTGACAGTGGAGCAGGTCTGGTCAGCAGGCCAGAAGGAACTCCGCATCATCGACACCTTAGAGCCACTACTTGGCGCTCACAAACTCGTAATTAACACCGATGTCCTGAATCAGGACGTACACCTCGCCCAAAAATATCCGCAGGAGAAGCGGGCCGTCTATCAATTCATGCACCAAGCCAAACACATCACCCGTGAACGCGGGGCGCTTGAGCATGAGGATAGACTCGAAGCTTTCTCAATGGCCGTGAAGTATCTTCATGATGAGATGAAGAAACTCCAGACCAAGGATACGCCGATGCAACCCCCGAATCGATTCAAGGGATTCGTCAAGGATTCAAGTGGGCGTTGGGTATTCTCAGGCAGGGCCGTGGCTGATGCTGCGGTCAATGTGCTCGGTGGTACAAATATCATGCAAAGGTTTCGACGATGACAGATTACCCAGAGTTTAATTTCGATACAGAAGACTGGGCGAATGACCAGTTCTATGTAGACAGATTTTCCGGTTGGGATGTAAAGGATCTATGGGAGGCCGCTAACGATCTCCCCGAATACGAAGTACCTCTCGTGGCCATACAGACCGACCTACAACCCTGGGACGATGTTGGCGACGATTTCTTGCGTTTATGTCTACATGTCAAATTGATCAATGACGCAGACTTAGATTATCCGATCATTCTCACACCTGATGGTTGTATCGCAGACGGCCGCCACCGCCTGGCCAAGGCTTTGGTAAACGGCCATACGACCATCAAGGTCAAGCGCCTGCCTGCTATGCCTGACCCATCGTTCGCATACGATGAGGACGGCAATCCGGTCAGCGTTTAAACACCAGTCGCGTCCTCCGGACGCGCTTCCCAAAATTCTAAAGCCCTCAGGGCTAACCTATTGAAAGGATTAACAAATGAGACTTTATCGTGGACTTCCGCTTTCTGGCGTAGGTGACTTCATTGCATCGGTTTCCGGCAGCTCCGGCGACTACGACATCACCATGGACAACGGCATCGTCCTGGAAGCATACGATGAGACCGACACGAGCCTCATCAGCAACGACGCCCCGGCCGCTGGCGACCTCCTGGTCTTCGGTCTGCGCCTGGACAGTCGGGCCGCTACCGTCGCCAACGCCGACGTTATCCCGGCTGAGATCGCTGCATACTTCTTCCGTCCTGCCGACCAGACCTAATAACCGAAAGGTAAGATCATGAAATTCTTTGACTCCAAGCATTTTGCAGGGGTCGGCGACTACATCGTCAGCGTCACCGGCAGCACCGGTGACTACGACCTCACCCTGCGTTCCGGCCTCACCATCGAGGAGTACGACGAGACGGCTGGTGTTTTCAGCACCGCTGCTCCGAGTCCCGGCGACGTTCTGCTCCTGGGCAGTCAGACCGGTACAGGCGCCTCGCGTGCCGCTGATACCACTGACCTCCAGGTAGTCCCGGCTACCCTGGCTCTCAGTATCCTGCGTCAGCAGGACCTTGCTCCGGTGGAAGTGGTCAGCATGAGCTTTGCTGATGGTGATGACGACATCGCTATCGATGAAGCCTTCGACATCACCTGGAACAAAGACATCGCCTCTGACGTCGACGCCAGCTTCACGCTGCTCGACGACACGACGCCTGTCGCTTGTACCATCACATTCAGTGGGGCTGTCTCAACGATCACGCCCGACGCCAATCTTGACAACTCGACCGAATACACGCTGGCCGTTGCTGCTGGCGCTGTGACCGATGAAGCAGGCAACCAGAACGCTGCCGTTGGTCCCTTCACCTTCACGACTGTCGCTGCGTAATGAGTTTTCTAAAGGCATTGACCGGGGTCATTAAGACCGTGGCCCCGGTCGCCGCTAACGTCGTCCTGCCTGGAGCAGGTGGGATTGTCGGGGGTCTGATTGACGAAGTTCTCCCCGGTGAGAGCACGAGTTTAGAGACGAAGGCCCAGGCCATCATGAACGACCCTAAGCTTCTTGCTGAGCTGAAGACCAAGGCCATGGACCTTGACGCTAAGATCGCTGAGGAGGTAACCAAGAACCGCAAGGATATCAACGAGACCATGAGAGCGGAACTGCAAGCCGGGAACTGGTGGCAGAAAGGCTGGAGGCCTTTTAACGGCTACATGTTTCCCTTAGCAGTACTCGCCATTTATGTCGGCGTGCCTGTCTTCAACCTATACGCCCCGAGCCCCTTGTACCGCCTGGAGATTGATGTCCCGGAGGTGCTCTGGATGGGTTGGCTTGGCATCCTTGGAATTGCTGTGCACGGTCGAAATCAGGAGAAGCTGGAGGCCAAGGCCAAGGGCCAGGGACTCGGCGGCCTGCTCGGCAAAATTATCAAACGCTAAATCATATCAGGGGTGACTATGGATTTAACATACGGAATCAATCCGCACCAATCAGCAACGGCTATGGCCAAGGAATACCGGGAGCGTGAGGCGAAGGCAGATGCAGACGCCCTGAGCGCTACCGAGGACATTCCCAAAGAGGAGATGGAAGTCAACCGCGAGGGAGAGCAATATGTTGCCCGTGGGCGGCTGAACCCCGAGACCGGGGCAGAGATTCCTCTGACCTCTAAAGCTCGAACCGTAATTTCTAAGCAATGCTGCCCGACCCCGGCCTACCTTCGGGGCTACGACAATATCCGGTGGGATTAACGCTTCAATAGGTGGCGATTGCTAAAGGAGTAAGTATGACACAGAATCTTTTGCCTGTCGATAGAGACGGGCGCACTATTCATGCAGGCGACGCTATCGCCCATATCGACAACGTCACTATCAATGCCTCGACCTACACCAAGATCGCTATCCCTGCTGATACCTATTGCAAAGCGGTATTACTGAAGACGCGAGGCGCGAATGCGTTTCGTCTGGCCCTGTCCGCAAGCCCAAGCGCCTATATCACATTTTCGGGCCAGGTCTCGTTAAACATTGACCTCCGGAGTGGTGAGACCCTTGGATGGATTCGGGGCGACACCGCTGGCGATACCCTCGAAATCATGTACCTGGATTAAGGAGGCCTGATGTTTGATTCAATGATTAACACAAATGTCGGCGGGGCTGCGGCTCCTGCCTACGCCGGGACCATCGGATCTACCATCAAGGAGATCCGGTCACTCGATGATTTCGCACCCTCAGGCGGCATCATCACCTTAGATACCGGCCACTACCAGATCAAAGAGACCATTGACATCGGGACCAATCGCTTTGTGTTTGCCAGCGGCGACCCGTTCGTTACGATGCAGTTCGATGACAGCTTCGGCCAGTACATCAATCACAGCGGCGACAGCATGACCCTATTCAGTGGTACCGGGGGCCTGCGCCTGCTGCATGGTAGAGGCTGCGCCTTTGTCATTGAAGGCGACGACGTTACGCTCCTGGATATCGTTGGCTCCTTTGGCTGCCAGTATTCTTACATCGGGTTCTTTGGAACCGGGGGTTCTCTGGGCAGCGTTAAAGGCAAGATCGTAGAGGAGACGGCTACCGCTGGTCTGATCCTGCGGGAGTCTATCATCGATGGTTGGGAGACCGGCCTTACTGTTGAGAACGCCATCGAGGCTACTATCCGCGACGTCAACTCAGATGCCAGCAGTGCAGCCAGTGGCGCCTTCATGACCGTTAAAGGCAGCGGCCGGATCTGCCTATGCCAGGGTGGTCACATGACCCTGCCTGCTGCAGCCAGCTTTCTGGACATCGACTCGACCGTAGAGATCAACACCGCCGTGACCAACTACTGGATCTATGGCGGCGCCGACTTCTTTACCCCGGCCGCAGAGTCCGGCAGCTTTACCGCCGTGGCAGATGCCAGCATCGGCGCTACCAACATCACCAGCGTCACCGACAGCTCCGGGGTGGCCCGCTTCAACTTCGCCACCGGCCCGACTGTCTATGAGCACCAGAAGGTAACCATCTCCGGCTTCACTACGAACACAGCATACAACGGCGACTGGACGATCACCGACACAGACGGCACCGGGTACTTTGAGATCGATATCCTGGACTTCGGCTCTGATGAGACCGGGAGCTTCTTGAGTAACTCTGTTACCCTGACCGAAAGCGCTACCGATGCCACAGACGGTGACACTATCAGTATCGACACAGACGGCTCAACTGCCTATGACGTAGGGAGCTATGTCTATAACGCCCAGACCAACAGCTTCCAGATCAATGCCACGTGGTCAGCTACGGCTACTGGCGACTGGACGAACGGCTCACAGACCGAGAAATCGAAATACGTAGAGGTTCAGGGCTGCGGGGCTCAGTCAGACAGCTCAAACATCAGCGCTATCTATAGCACCAATAACACAGACACCACCAGCGCCACCGCTGACACCTGGGTGGATCTGGACCTCGGTACCGCTGTTGAGAGCGCAAGCAGCTCTCGCTTTAAGCTCATTGATACCACAACCGGAGAGGTTGAGTACGTCGGCTTGAATCCGTTCCGTGGGGTCTTGACGCAATCCCTGAGTGCTATTAAGACAGGCGCCGCCCGGATCGAGCATCAGTTCCGGATTCTTAAGTCCTCAGGGACTCCGGCTTTCGAGACTATTGTTATGGACGGCATCTTGTTCGATGAGTCTCTGGCTGTTACCTTAGAGACACCTGTCTACCTGGAGCCTGGGGATCGCTTTAAGCCTCAGATCAAAGCCTCCGGGACAACTACGACCGTAACTATTCAGAATCTAAGCCAGAGCGTCAGGTAAGTTAAGTATAAATTCGTCATAAATCCGTCATAAAGCCCTTGGGTCCGACCTCTTTGAGGTCTGGCCCTTGGGTTTCCGGTGGGCTTTTAAGGGATTTCCTGAAAATTATATTTTTATGCGAGGGGATGCTCCCCACCCGCCGCCCGGCTGATCTCCCCCATAGGGGGTCCGGCGCTGGCGGTTGGCGCCTGATGTTAACAATTGTTAATACCGGCCAGGCCGGTAGGCTGTTGGCATGCACTTTGCTTGCTTCCGGCTTGCTGACGGTCGGTTGTCGGCAAGTGACATGGTCGGCTGACGGTCGGTGGTAGCGCTAAGACGGTTGATCAAGCGGTTGATCAAGCGGCCGTCCTTATCTCTTTTCTTATCTCTTTTCAATCCGCATCGGGTTAACCGCCGGAACCTGGCCCTGGTTAACCTGGCACGCTATCTGCATATGGTTAACCGGCATACAGTTTGCATATAGGCCATTAGTATCCTGTTATGATATCAGTATGTTAAGTGCACTTTAGTATACACAGGCTTCAGAGCGCCTTAGAGGCCCGCTATTGGCTTTTAGGGCCTCACTGGTACCATAGCACTTAGATTGCCTAAAGTCTTAACTCATTGAAATCATTACCTAATTTATCTTGGCACGCATTTTGCTATGGCCAATTGGCACGCTTTGTGCTACGCGCGTGCATGCGCGGGCGTTAGAATAAGGTGTGTTTTTGAAAATACTTGTTGACTTATCTTTTTGGCTATGATCTAAGAATAATCAGTTGATGGCAAAAAAGTCCTAAAGTATTCTTGGCAACGGACGATAACAAATGTTAACAGCAACAAAGGAGCAAGCAATGCAGGATGAAAAGAAAATACTCGACACTGAAACAACTAAAGTCCTTGACCTTTACACTCAGTTTATTAAAGAGTGCCAGGAAGCAGAAAAAGAAAGATTATTGAAAAAAGTTCTAAAGTCTTCTTGACAAACACCGATACCTGTTTTAACTTGAAGATAACAGCGGGCAACAAAGCCCAAACAAACACCCAAAGCAAAGGACAAAACAATGACAAAGCAAGCAAACACCCAAGAGACTAACGCCAGCAACAGCAACAATGAACTCAATGCAGCGGAAGCTAAGGCCCTCAAGAATTATGAGGCATCAATTCGGAACGGCCTCAAAGCCTTTTACAATGTCGGCAAAGCGCTTGTCGGTATCCAGGCAGACCGGCTGTATCGCGCGACTCACCAGACCTTCGTCGCATATGCACGTGACCGTTGGGATATGACAACGGCCCGCGTATCACAGTTGACTGGCGCTTACCGCATCTGGAACCTGCTCAAGATCAAAGGTTTCAAGACGCTGCCCGCCACTGAATCGCAGTGCCGTCCGTTCGCGCGCATCCCTGCCGATGAGAACATGGACACTGTTATCCTGGCCGTTTGGGCAGATGTCATTGACTC